GATAAATCAAATATGAAGAGAACTAGAAAGTTCTTACAAGAATTGTTAACTGTCATTCAACAAGGCACGAATTTAGCTGAAGTTGCGACTGTGGTACAATCTGAGTTAGAGAAGTCTCATGAGATTTCTATTAAATTCAAAGAATACAGCAAATATGCTGCATTGGTAGCAAGTATCATAATCAATATTATGCAAGCTTTAGGAGTGTGGATGTAATGTTAACAACTCCACCTACCAGTCGAGGTCGCGAGTGGCTTCGCAATGTTTTGTCTGGTTTAACCCATGATAATACAGCAGTAGTCAAACGTCCTGGTGCAAAAGAGGTTCTTGACCAAGTGTTTAGAGCCGTCCGTGTCGACTACAGAACCAGACACATACCTACCAGTTTAGGAAAGATTGATGATGCGGCGTTAGAGAAGGTTATGCAACCACGCAGTATATATAAATACTCTGTGTTTAAACAGAATATTTTACCTTTCACGCAAGTGAAAGATGAGCCATGTACATATGAAAACCTATTTGAGGAATTCAAATCGGATGTATGTTGGCGCCCTTCATCTGACTTCGTGTTCAACCCGACCCTTCCAAGGAACAGGAGAGCATTGAGGAATGCAGCTGGCTTACCAGAAGGTGGTAAGAAAGCGGATGCTCTACAAGGAGCAATCCAATACAATAATAATATTGTTAAGCCTTCCAATAGTATAGACAAGTGTTGGGCAGATGTCCCGGGGTATCGAACACAGCAATCTGATCCTGACGATCCAAAAGTCCGGCTAATATTTGCGCGATCCTGCCATTTGTGGCAGATGGAAGCGGAAGCATTAGACGATTCAATAACCAAAACCATTAATGAGTCAGTCTCATTGAATCATCGTATTCAAGTGTTTTATTTTGACGCTCGAGCTCTGTTGAAAGAGTGGATGAATAAATATTCTGACCGAGTAACCCATTGGGTTTACTTAGATGCCAAGAACTTTGATCGGGACGTCCAGAGTAAGGAGATAGGCGCCTGTTGGACGTATTTAGCCCCAGATTATCCTTGGCTTGATCTAATGATCGAATGTTCGGCACATGGATCAATCATTATGCCAGAGGGAATTGTGAATCGAAATGGAGGTATGCCTTCGGGTAGTAAGGTTACAAACATGGGTGATGGTATATCCAATGTCTTTGACAACCTCGAATGTTTGAAAGTACTACGTTTGGACAAATACCTTGAGTGTATTTTGGTAAATGGAGATGATATTTCATTTGGATTCTCTACTCGGATTACCAATGATAATATGCTTAAGTGGGCTAACCTAACCAGGAGAACAGTTTCTCCTGAGAAGTCAATTTTATTCGACGATGCACTAGTGAATAGTAAGTGGTACTGTAACGGCAGTATCCTAACTAGGTCGATATTTCGAGCTATTAACTCATTAGCTTTTAAAGAGCGTGAGGCTTCTGCGCTCTCAGCAAACGCAGTATATGTTGCAATTGCTCGTCACCAAATACTTCTGGATGTTGAGGAACATCCTTGCTACGAAGTATTAGCTAAGGAATTAGCTAAATATGAGGAGTACACATTGGCCGATGCAATGGAAGATCCTCGATGGTCTGAGACTGTCGAGTACTTCATAGGTACTCACGATTATATGGGCAATATCGATGCTGACGATTTTGTATCAGCGATGGCCAAATCTAGGTATGCTACAGAGTTCGCTCCCTAGATGGCACAACTACCC